GCATTGTAGTTATTAGTATCTATTGTCATTATTTCTGTCATTAAATTTCCTTTCTGTTTACATAAGTTCCGTAGTTATATCACGCAACATCTTTAGTGTCAAGCCAATTATCACCTATTTTTGATTCTAATAATAGTGGAACATTAAACTCTATACCCCACTTATTATTAACTAAACTAGGCAGATTTCTGTTTGTAGTATTTATAGCTTCCAAAACTGCCCTCTCTTCTTCAGGATGTACGTCAATTACAATACTATCGTGTACTGTATTTACCACACAACTCTTCATGGTGTCAAGTAATTTATCAATATAAAGTAATGCTAAAGGTACTATATCTGCTGTAGCAAATGACTGCACAGGGTAATTCTTTATCTGTGTAAAGTTAGACACCCTACCATGTTTGTTCTTATACACATTAGGAAAAGAAAACTCTCTACCTGATGGTGTTCTTATAGCCTTGCTAGTCATAGCTTCTTTAGCCAATCTGGAGTGCCATAGTGCAACCCCTTCGTACTTTTTTGTGAACTGCTCATAATATTTTGCTTCAGCAGACGTTCTCCCAAATCCTGTTGCTCCATAGAGGGGTGCAAAGGTATGAGCTTTTGCTTCTTGCCTAGTAGTCTTCTGACCTGATTCCGTAATGACAGAAGCAGTGTATGCATGTACATCAAATCCATCTTCAATCTCCTTCATTGCTGTTTTATCTTGTGATAGGAAAGCCGCTGCCCTAAACTCTAGTTGAGCAAAGTCAGCTTCAAGTATCTTCCCCCCTTGCCATCTTGATACAAATACCCTCTTGACAGGGAATGTACCACCTCTAGGCATATTCTGCATATTAGGGTCTGCACCACTGAATCTGCCTGTAGAAGTTCTATGTTGTAATAATCTAACATGTAGTTTCTTGTCAGGTTTTACATATATATTTATACCCTCTACAAAAGAGGACAAGTAAGTATCTAATGCTGATACTCTTTGTAGATCAGTTAAGAAGTTATAAGCATCCTGTCTATTTGTATTCCTAGCTGATCTCTGTAGTATTGCTAACATATTTTTATTAACACTAAAACCATTAGCAGTAACCCATTTAGCAGTTGGTGGATTGAACTTAAAACCTGCTACATTATTAGATGGTTTAAATATATAACCACTACCCTCACATTTATCACACTTAGGCTGATTAATATAGGGTGTACCATCTTTCTTTATCTTTCTAAGTCTACCTGTTCCATAACAATGAGAGCATCTAACTGCTGTAGTTTTATATACTATGTCTGAATGTTCATTTATTTTACGTACTAAGTCTGCCTTATTCATATAAGGATGAAAGTGATTCAACCATGTTGTTTTTTCTTTAGGTTTACGACTATATATAACCCAAGACATTTGCTCAGGACTATTTAAATTAATAGATGTGTCACCCATTAGGTTAGATACTTGTAAACGAAGTCTCTTCTCTGTCTCAATCTTTTCTTTCTCAAACTCAGAACGAACTTCTTCTAGCTTACTTAGATTAACAGCAAAACCTCGTGAGTATATCTTAGCCAATACTACTGATACACTATTACTGAGTACTACTGTTTCCATTAAACCACTATATTCTACAGTGTTTAGTTTTCTGTATAGTTCATCAGATAATTGCTGTGTAGCATGTAAGTCTGCTGAAAGATACTCAGACAATTCTTCAGGTGGTATCTCGTCAACTCCCATGTCTTTCTTAAAGTATTCCTTCAGTGTGTCCTGTTTCTTTGTGTCTAGGTCATATCTTTCTGCACATGCTTCTAGTGACAGAGGTTTCTTTATACCTCTCTGTAATACATACTCTGCTAACATAGTGTCAAACACACTACCTTCATACTTGAACCCACATTCCCACAACCACATTAGGTCGTAAGATATATTGTGACCAATAAGTATTGTAGCTTTATCTAGTAGTTCTTGTACTCCATCAAAGTTATCTCTGAATAAATACTCCTTACCTGTATCCGTTAGACAACCCACCATAACTAATTTGTTGGTAGGCTCAAAAGGATCAAGGTGCATCTTGCCATCTCGCTTAGTGACTGTATTTTCTACGTCAAGTGTTAGTTTCATTGTTTATACTCCTTTAGTATATAGTTGTCTATAAAATGTTGTATATCTGCTTTATGTCTGTACCATTTATTCTTATACAGATTTCTCCAATTATCATTGAGTAGTGTAACTACAAACTTGCCATTAACTAATACAGTACCACTCTCGTAATCTTCTACATCAAGACCTGCTTCAATTAACTTTATTAGTTTTTTAAGTCTACCAACTTCTCTTTGAGAGGAATTAGAGTACTGTAGCTTATGATAATTTCTTTGATCGCACTCCTTAGCAAGAATCTGTTCTTGGTGTAACTCTTGCATCAGGTCAGGTATGTCTTTCTTAGTATACATACTTTCTGCCTTCTCTATCTTGGCTCTATGCTCATCTAAGTATCTTGTAGAATTAGCTAGTCTTCTTGTCTCATCAGCAAACGCTCCAAGTCCAGTATTACAATGATGACATATCCAACCTCTAAATGTATTGGTTTCATGGCAATGATCTAGTACCCAATTTTTCATTCTCATTTGACCATACTTAGCTAGTTCCTCTATGTCTCTCTCACATATAGGGCAACAATAGTCTTCACTAGGGTATTCATTTTCACTCCTTAACTTTTTAATCACAGCCTTGTGACCATTCTTACACGACTTACAGGTTCTCTTTATTTCACCTGATTTCATTGCAATAAACTGTGTTACAGGTTGCTCTATGTCACACTTGATACACGTTAAATATTTTGTCATAACTCATACCTTCCTATTTTATAGTTGAGTGTGCATATTCTAGAACCATGCCACCCTGTTAGTTTATTCTTTACCACATTTAAATGTCTTTGTAAATCTTCTGGCTCATTTACGTTAGGTGTTTCTTGCTTAGGTGGATTCTTAGCAATCAGTATCATCAAGTCAGCTTCTGCTGCCTTTCCTGTACGACTACCTTCCATCATGGCTTGATTGAGTATAACCTTACCCTCTGCTTCAGCATTTAACTGCGACATGTAAAACACGGCACACTCATGTTGCTTGGCAATCATACGAGCATGTATAGCATTTGCTTTAAGTGCTTCATCAGGTCTTGAGAACCCACCTGATCTAGAGAACTTATCTCCCATATCAAGTACGAGTACATCAGGTTTGTATGTTTTACACACACTCTCTACCCATGCCATATCACGATCAGAAGCATCTTTTATTTTTACTTTATCTCTGATAGGTGCATAGGAATCTCTAGCCTTACTAGGGTTTGCCTTAATCTCTTGCATGGTCATACCTGTACAAGCAGTCAGATATCTTGCACCAACTCTGTGATACCCTTCCTCATTACATAACACAATACAGTTTGCACCCTGATGTGCCAAACCTTCAGGTCCTGCTATCATACTTGCATGGAAAGATGTCTTACCTGTATTAGGTCTAGCACCTATCTCAATCAAGTGTCCTGCATTAACTCCACTAATCTGTCTAGTTAGACAAGGTATATTGAAATGCCATCTAGCTTCTAGATCATTCTTAGCTAGAAGTGTCTCTATGGATATATCATCCCACTCTATATTTAAGTCAGGTGTAAAGTCATCGTTATGTTGCTCAATCAAACGTCTCAAGGGTTCAAGGCTTGACTGCGTTCCATTAACATACTCAAATCCTAAGTTAGCAACATCCTCTCCTACTACCTGTTGAAATAACTTTGATAACACTTCTTGTGCAACATCACCACCTAGAGGTGTCTCTTTCTTTACCTGAGCAAACAGAGAAGAGTATGCCTGTTTCTGTGCAGTCGTTAGTGTAGGATTATTAGACATAAACAATGCTTCAATCTCGTCAGGTGTTAGTGTCCTTTCATACCTATCCATTGCTGTGTCTATTGCGTTCTTTATTTTACGAGCATCCTTACTGAATAGTCTGTCAGGACATTTTGCTCCTCTGTGTTCTGAATAAAATTCTTTATCCATTAAACTTCTTAATAGTGCTAGTTCCATATTATATCTCCTTTGGGGTTAGGTTCATTAAATTTATTATATCTACGTCATTCTTATATTTCAAATCATCTGTTAACTTCAGTACGTAAACATTCTTTACGTATGCTTTTAACTCTTTAGCAAAAGATAGTGTCTTAGGTAATGCATCAGGGTCTAATGCTATAATAGCTGTTGAGAATCGTGTCATATATTCTTTATGAGCTTCGGATAATGATGTACCTAACACAGCTACCCCAACATATGCACCACTACCTACAACTGAAGCACTGACACAATCCTCAACAACAACTGCGACACTACCACAACCATGTATAAAAGGCAAGTCACTTTTTCCATATCTTTTCCATTTAGGTAATCGGTTGGTGACAGACCTGCCTACTGCATCTAGGATAGTACCATTGTGTGTGACAGGGAATACGACACGTTTTTCTTTTACATCATAGTGTAAGTCTAGTGTGTCAATATCTAAATCCCATAGTTCACAGAAGTCCATGACCTCTCTTCTACATCTATGAGGTACAACATAGTCAGGTAATACAAAGTCTACTTCAGCTTGTTGTATACTAGTCTTTTTAATATCATCTACAGAGAGACGTACTTTACTGTTGCCACTTATATCACATGTTACTTTGTAACAGTTCCACAGTATACTACCCATATTATTTGTTACAGTAAATGTTTTATAACCATTACAAGATGGACAGTTTAATCTTCGTGTCTCTCCGTTAGATATATCTAAGTCTTTTACGTATTCTTTTATGTTGTTCATAGTATGTACCTCTGGGCAATGACAATGTCTTGTAGCATGGATTTAAACATCCGTCAAACTTTTTCTTAAATTTAATGCAAGATTGGCACTAGCTAGTGTATTCTTCATATAAGGCTTGACACTCTGAGGATTAGTATGACCTGTGACTGCCATAATATTACCCATAGAAACACCTGCATCAACCATCTCTGTTGTACCTGTTCTCCTTAGATCAGACAGACGTAACTCCACAGGAAGTCCTGCATCATTCATTATGTCTCTAGCTAGTTTGGGTAGCCTATGCTTAGAATAAGGCTTGTAGACCCCCTTAGAAGGCTTTGTACAGGGTGCTACATACTCTTGAAACCCATAATCTTGTTTCTGCTGAGTAAGCATCTCGCATAGTGACTCTGATATAGGTAGAAACACTTCTGCCCTACGTTTAGATTGTTCTATGTGCATTTTATTTTTATCCAATTCTAGGTTCTCCCATTTTATTACTCGCATGTCTCCAAGTCTCTGACACCACTCATATGCCATCTGTGCAATCAAGCCTATATTTCTTGTATGAAAGTCTTGATAAGCATAATCAAGGAACGTGCAGACATTCTCTTTTGTCCACACTACCTTTCTTGCTACAGGTGTCTTTCTCTTGATGCTAGTGAAAGGATTAATATGATAATGCTCCATGTGTATAGCAAAGTTATATATAACCCTTGCAACAGACATCACATGATTAGCTAAGTGTATACCTCTTTCACACCACATCTCATATGATACCTTTGCCATTTTAGTAGTGATATCAGAAATCTTGATACTGCCTAAAACTTGTGCATTATCCGTTTTTGTATCAGATAACACACTTAGAAAGTATTGATATTGTACTTTAGTTTCTTGACGTAAGTTCTTGAAATCAAAGGATAAATAATACTTATCTATTAAGTTTGATAACTTCATCTTAGGCTGCTATCAATGACTTGAACTCAGGAGATGATACCCATTGTGATACCTTCTGCTCTCTTGCCCACATAGATTGTGCAACAGTATCCTTACCTGTGTTTCGTAATGTAAAACCATTTCTCTCATCTGCATAAGATGCATAGTTTGTGAAGGCAGAATATAATGCAAACACATTCTTACCTCTCTTAGAGATTTCTACACAAGCTAACTCGTACATCTTCTTAGCTAACTTCTCTGACTTGATTATCTTCTCAAGTAAAGTCTTACCATCTACGTTGAGTGGTGTATCAGCCATTGACTGTAGATATCTTTGTCTAGCATCAAAAGTACTCTTAGAGTTCTTGAGTTCTCGTATAAAAGTCTCTATGTCAAAGCCTGATGTATTCTTCTTACGCACTGTGTCGTACTCTCCTGTAATCTGACCATTAGTACAGTAAGTATCTATAGCACCAAAGTGTACTTGATTAGAACATGAGCCATCAATAGCATGTAAGCCTATAATTCTCTCATTGATAACTGTCTGATGTTTAGCTGTAGTTATTGTATGTGATACATTAGGCAATGTGATGTCTACTAGTGACCAAGCATTATTTCTAGCACTTCTTAGTTTAACCTCTGCACCATATAAATCTTTGAAGTCACGATTGTCTTGTATAACATCTTCCATAGCATTAAAAAATGCAGGGTGTGATGCACACTTAAAGCCACTACCTACAATGCCCATGTACTCACCTGTGTCTTCTCTGACTACATACTTGTGGTCTCTCATCTTAGTAGGCTCATAAGCTACTTTAAAGTCTAATTTTTCATCTAACTTAATTAATTTGTCTTGTACTATATCTAATGGCATAGTTATTCTCCTTTTCTATTGTTGTAGCTTAACAACTTGTTAAACTGATTTATAATTGTGTTGTATAAGATATTGAGACAGAAGTCAAGTCTTATATTCATAAGACCCACTCCATCTTGTATAATGTCCATGTTCGCACTCAACTTTAGCACCAACAATACTAGCAAGTTGAAACTCCATTCCATCTAGCTTACATATCTGTTCGTAATCTAGTGGTACTTTTTCGTCTGTGTTAGCATTGATGCTACGTAAGTCCTCAAGCATATCTAGTATTTGTTTTGCTTGATGTTTAGTTAAGTTTAGTATCTTATTTATTTCTTTTGTTTTCTTTTTAGTCATGTTATACCTCCAATGCTATGTAAATACATAGTGCTATTATTAATAGTTTACCATAGTCTAAGTCATACTTAGTACTCTCTCCATACTTCTCTTCAAAGTGTGCTATTATTCTGTGCCACATATTATTCTCCTTTCTTTGCATCTATATATACTCTCAAGTGAGTTGACTCATCTTTACTCTGACCCCAATAGGTAGCACCTGTACCCTTTAACTCAGGCTTGATGTGTTGTCCACGTACTCGCATCTTGTATGACTTCTTATTGAAATACTTCTTCATAGTATCAACAAACTCTTGACCATCAGTATCGTTAGGTATCTCGCTGAAAGCGTAGCCACACCCTTTAGGTAATTCTCTTAAGTTATTTACCCTAGTATCCCACAAGTCTTTCCAAAACTCAGCTTTACTTACCTCGTTCTGATACCTTTCCTTCCATACATCACAGTTATCCCACATGACTTGGTAGGCTTCCTTAGACACTACAGTTTCATCATGCTCAAGTTGTTGGACAAGACGTTGGTTTTCTAACTCAAGTTCCTTTATCTTTTTCCTATATATTTTGTCGTTCTTTTCAACAACATCATCATAGAACTTTGCTTGTTCTTTTATCTTACCTTCTTGTGTATCAGTCCTAACGTCTTCGTCATTCTGTTTAACAAATGCTCTGACCATATGTTGAAAGTCCATGTGTGAAATAGGTATGTCTCTACCCTCTGCTTCTGAATAGTATGTCTTATAATTTAAGTTAT